AAACTTCCCAAAAAAAAAATAATATTATTGCAAAATAAATTGTTGACCTTATATAACGATTAATATAATTTTTTTCGAATATGATTTGTATGCTGTCATATCACATAAATATTAGAGGCTGAGAGCCTTGTTATTTCCGAGCATACACCTAGTTTCAAAGCTCTCAGTCTTGCATTTATAAGGAGAAAACATGAACTATATCAATAACTTAACACCTGATATATTAAATCAGTATGCTAATAATCCTTCTGAAGCTGCATCGAATTTAACTGATTCGGAAATTGCAAATCTTCAAGAGATTTTAAAAGCACAAAAAGATCAAGTCACACATTATTCATCTGTTTTACAAAAAGTAATTTTGTCAAAGCATGGTGATCAAGCTAACGCAGTAAGAGAAAGTAAGAATACAAAAGGTCAAGTATCTTTTAATTCAAACGAAAATCCCTTGCTGACAATCTCTTCTACTAGTGCACTTACAACAAAGTGGGATAGTAAAAGTTTTTGGTCACATGCTGTTGCAAAAATACCACAGTCTGCATTCTATGATTTCATAAAAGATTTAACATCATTGGGTGTAGATTTCAAATTGAATGTGACTGATAGCAATTGGCTTAAAATTAAAGCTGGTGATACAGAACTACACAAAGCTGCTAAAAAACATTTAGAGCACTTTAGAACTGTAGAACCCAAAGCCCCAACATTTAACATTAAGCAAAAAAAAGAAAAGGAGGATAAATAATGAATGGTTATTCAATAATTACCCCTGATCAGAGAGCAGAACATTTGGCAACACAAGGGCCAAAGATATTGTTAACTGGTCAGTTTGGTGTGGGTAAAACTTACACCATTAGAACAATCCCACAAAACATGAAAACAATAGTCCTTGATATTGAAAGCGGTCTAATGACTGTAAACCAATGGATGCGATCAAAAGAAGGATCTCATATACAGACTATTAGAATAGAAACATATGAAGATTTTGAGGATATAACTGTCTTGGCATGTGGGCCAGATAAGTCTGCATCTCCAGATAGTCCTATGTCTCAAGCCCATCATGATCATGTAATGCAAAAAAGAAAACAAGCAGGATATGATGTTGAGGGTGAGAAAAAAATGTTTATGGAAGCCGATGTGTTTTTCATAGATAGTATTTCTGATCTTACAAAACTAGCATTCGCTAAAGCCAAGCGAGAAGAAACAACTAATAATTTGATGCGTGTGTATGGAAACATGGGTCAATGGGTATTAGGTGCTCTTCGTCATTGGCAACACAACCATGCAAAGACCGTCATATTCTCTTGCAAGTTAAGTCAAGAGGAAGACGAAATGGGTCGTAAGTCGTGGGTGATAGAGACTGAAGGTCGTAAGATCAAGAACGAATTACCAGGAATAGTTGATGAAGTTATAACTTTAGCTGACATACCTAAGACTGGTGACAATGGTGTTGTAATCGGAAATGTAAAAGCATTTGTTTGCACCAGTCCAAACCCCCAAGGATATCTTGCGAAAGATAGATCTGGACAATTAGAGGGATACGAGCAACCTCATTGGGGAAATTTGTTCGCTAAAATGCGTGGAAACGGAGAAGAGCAGACTAAAAAAGCACCTACTCCAGTTGCCCCTCAACCGAAAGGAAGTAATACATGAGTAATGACTTCGTAACAGACTTCAGTAAAGCATCATTTACCGCACATACTGAGTCTCATAATCAATTTCTAAATGATAACAATGTTGATTTAAATTCTGGGGGCGAAAATACAGTCCTCGAAGATGGATCGGCAGCTCTTTTAGGAATAGCGGTAAACACCAACACTATAGAAAAGAAACAATCAGAAGGCAGACCTACAAAATATGGTCAAATCTATTTGTCACCAAAAGGCATGTGGACAGTTCCTTTTGTTTTTTCAGTTCTAAGTCATAATGGAGTAAAGTTTGTCAGTAAATTTTATGCTGCACAAAGTGAAATCCAACAAGCAACAACCCTCGAACAGTATAATAGCCTTCAAGGAAACGATAGATTTAGTGAATTGAATATGGCTATTTTAGATGCTCAAGACAAACAAGCTGCATATGCAAAAATATATAAAGGTCAAATGCAGTACCTTAAATTAAGTGAAAGCTTTATACCTGATGTAATATCATCTGCAAAAGGAATTGTTTGGGATGATAGCAATGCATCTGAATTTAATTTAGGTGATCAAATGTTCAAGGCACTTGATGGCATGGAGATTCCAGTTATCTTGAAAAAAGAAAAAGATACTGGGTATGGAGAAAGTAATAGTATTAAAAATATTATTGCTCCTTTTGCAAAGGATGGATCTCCTAATCTTGAGTGGTCTGAAGTAAAGGCAATGCGTATCGCTGAAAGGAAAACATGGATTCCTGGAGATAACGCAGAGTCATTTAACACTAACAGTTATGATAACCAAAATGGCGCAGTATCAAATACAACATCTTTAGATGAAGGATTTGGTCAACCATCTTGGGCTAATCAATAAATAAATAGAGGGCGGGTTTTACGGGTTTTGTTCATGATTACCCCTTCTTTCTCCGCCCTCACCGAAAAGGAGGAGTATGTCAAAAATTATAGATTTCAAAAAAGAGAAATCCAAAAGGATAAAAAAGAAAGCGGAAAACGAAGTTATAGATTTTCTTAGCAAGTCAGGTATAAAATTAGACCATATTCATTTTGAATCTGATCCAGAATTAGATATTGAAATTGATTTTACATTTGAGGATGATGAAAAATGATCCTCAGACCTCGTCAAGAAGAATCAGTATCCAAATGTATTGAAGCATTAAATACAAAGGGCAACACATTACTAGTAGCTGCAACTGGTTATGGTAAAACTGTTGTCACATCAGATATTATTGGCAAGTTAAACGCAGAACGCACATTAGTTATTCAACATCGAGATGAATTAACCAACCAAAATCTCGGTACATTTTCAAGATTAAATCCAACCATTGAAACTAGTATTGTCAATGGCGACAACAAAGACTATTCAGGGCAAACTATATTTACTATGGCTCAAACTTTGAGTCGTATGAAAAATTTACAAGAGCTACCGCCTATTGATCTATGTGTTATTGACGAAGCACATCATGCAGTATCAGATAGTTATTTAAAAATTATTGATTACGCAAAAGAACACAATCCTAATTTAAAAATATTCGGAGTCACCGCAACACCTAGTCGTGGTGATGGTAAAAATTTATCTAGAATTTGGAATAATTGTGCTGATCAAGTGCACATTGGTGAGTTGATTATTACAGGTTTATTAGTACCACCTAAAACCTATCAGATTGATTTAGGTGTAAACGAAAAATTAAAAGAGGTTAAGCAAACTCTTAATGATTTCAATATGACAGATGTTGAAGAGATTATGAATAAGTCAGTTCATAATAAATCAGTTGTCAAACATTGGAAGGATAAAGCTGGAGATCGTAAAACAATAGTATTTTGTTCTACAGTTGCACATGGTGAAAGTGTGCTATCAGCTTTTTTAGACGAGGGGATAAACGCAGCCCTAATAACAGGCGATACATCAGAGGAAGATCGTAAAGAAATTTATTCTGAGTATGATTATGGAAACATCCAAGTCCTTATTAGTATCATGGTTCTTACCGAAGGTTTTGATAGTCAGCCTACAAGTTGTGTTATTCTTCTAAGACCTAGTTCATATAAATCAACAATGATTCAAATGATCGGTCGAGGTCTTAGAGTGGTCGACCCGGAAAAGTTTCCAGAGGTAGACAAAAGAGATTGTATCGTGCTTGATTTCGGCATCAGTTCCTCCATGCATGGTACATTGGAGCAAGAGGTAAATCTATTAGCCGAGAGGGATACTAGACAGAGTAAGTTAAACTCCCCCTTTAAACAATGTCCAGAATGTTCTTCGGATGTACCTCTTGCTTCGCTTACATGTCCGTTCTGTGAATACAGTTTCGAGTCAAAAAGAATACAGTACATGAACAAAGAAATTGTAATTGATTTTGAAATGAAAGAAGTTGACCTTCTTAAAAAATCTCCTTTCCTATGGGTAGATTTATTTGGTTCTTCAGATACTTTCATGGCAGCAGGATTTAATTGTTTTGCTATGATGCTGCGTATTAGTAAAGAAAATTGGGTAGCCCTAGGAAAAGTCGAGGGTCGGCAAGACATAAAAAAATTATATATTGGAGAACGCATAAATGCATTGGCAGTTGCAAATGATTTTATGTGTAGGCACGAAGTTGGAGATGCTTCAAGAAAAACAAAAAGATGGCTGAAAGAAAGACCAACAATAAAACAACATCAGATATTGGATAATAAATATAAGTTTGATTTTTCAATAACAAAATACAAAGCAACCGCTTTGATAAAATGGAAGTTTAATCGTTCATTAATTAAAGATATTGCTTTATTAGAAAGAAGAAAAGTTGCGTGACAAAAGCAAAACCAAGAGGTCGGCATATAACACCAACAGTAAAAGCAAAAGTTTATAAGGAGAAAATTAAATTGTTAGATATAAGATTTAAAGAGGCACTAATTACATTCCAGGGAACGATTAATGCTGCATTAGAAAGAACTACTGATGAAAGTATTAAGCCATTATTGAGAGCTGCATTAAATGATAAACCTTATCGCACTAATGATTTAATTAGGAAAATGATCAAGGACAGAAGTATTACAGGGGAGTGCTCAGTATGTGCAATTAATTGCTATGGAACGGAAGCTATGCCTAGACATTTGTCATTTCCATGTGGGATCAATCAATGCCCATACGAAAATCGTAAACGAGAAACTTGTGATAATACAGTAGAACTAACAGAACAATTAAAGAAAGATTTTTTATATGACTGATATGGTAAACGAGCCACCACACTACAAGCAAGGCGAGATCGAATGTAAAGATGCTATTAAAGAAGCATTGGGGCGAAGCGGTTATATTAATTACTGTCGTGGCAATGCCATTAAATATATTTGGAGAGCACCTCACAAAGGTAATCCTGAACAAGATTTAAATAAAGCTCAGTTTTATTTAAATGAAGCAATAAAAACACTAAAAGAAATTAATTAACAATGAAAGGAAAAAACATGAACATAGAAACACAAGCGCCTAAAGACTACAACGATTTATTGAATGAAATCAATAATCTAAAGATAGAAAACGAAATGTTAAAAAGACAAGTGAAAGAAGAAGTAAAGTCTAGATATTATACATATGAACGAATGGGTCATCTTATTCGTAATCAATCAATTATTATAAGACCAATGTTAAATTGGTTAAGAGGATTTAAATCTTGGTAGATTTTAGAACCAATTTTGCAGCAACACCTATTGAACTGTTTAATAAAAAAGTAAACGGAGCAATTGATAGTGCTTTGGAAAAAGAGAATGCAGCATTTCCACCTCGGAAGTATCTCGGCCCTTCTGCTATCGGTCAAGATTGTATGCGTAAAGTACAGTACGGATACATGGGGCAAGAAAAAGATTATCAATTCCAGGGAAAGACATTAAGAATTTTTGACTTTGGTCATGAGTCAGAAACTTTAATGTCTAATTGGATGAAGAAAGCAGGTATCATGCTCGAAGATTATAATCCTAAGACAGGTAAACAATGGGAGTTTGAAATATCGGTAGGCAAAGAAGGTAAAGTATCTGGTCATTGTGATGGTATTATCAAGGGATTGAAAGATTATGTCAAAGATAGAGTGGAGATAGAAAAATACATTCATGGGTTTCCATGTTTGTGGGAAGCAAAGTCTATGAACAATAGTAAATGGAACGCATTTAAGAAAAAGGGAGTGCGTGAAAGCCATTTTAATTATTATGTACAAGTGCAACTTTACATGGCATTCATGAAACTAACTGATAATTTATGTTGGTTTACATCAGTCAACAAAGATACCGCAGAGCTGCATCACGAATTTATTGGTTATGACGCAGAGATTGCACAACAATATTCTGATCGTGCTTTCGAGATCATCATGGCTACTGAACGAGGCGAACTATTACCTCGTGCATTTGATGATCCTACTTATTTTCAATGTAAGTGGTGTGATTGGCGAGATACATGTTGGGGTAAAAGATGAGAGTTAGAGAAAAAGAATTATATGTAGGAATAGCAGAGGTCAGAGACTTCATGTCAAGTTTAGGAATACAAAGAGGATTTGAGCAGGACACAATTAGAAAAAAAATGCGTAAAGGTAAATTTAAAGTACCTTATATTAGTGTCGGTCTTACAAAGTATTTTAAGAAAGAAGATTTAATTAGATGGCTAGAGGAGGGAATGCAAAATGAAAAAAATGATTAACATACTTTGGAAACAAAATCCCAAAACAGATATTGCACAAGAACCTGATCCTACAGATTTAACAATAGACAATGCATACAAAACAAGATGGATTTGGTATCATACATTTATGGCTTGTGAGCTTTTAATAATAATAATTTTACTTATAGGAATACTAATAAAGATATGAATAGATATGAAGAACCTTGGAGAAGACATGGGATTACTAGAAAATGTTTACATGAAACAGGAAAATACTATGTCAACGCACAATATAAACCATTTCCTGATGGAAGATTAATGTCAGTAAGAATTTTTCACAAATACCAAGAGGACATTAATAACAAAGGATCGATCGTAGCGGTGTACTCATCTTACTTAACTGAGATGATACAAAAATTTGCTGACCCAACAGCAGGGCTTAGAGAGATAGCAGAACGAGAGCTGCGAAGAACTGACGGAAGAGCAATGACCATAGTCGGTCATATAGCAGATCATTTATTAACTGATTATTATTTGGAGAAACCATTATGACAAACAAAATAGACAACCCAATACCTAAAAAGGCAGAGATAAAAATGTTGATCAACATTGATCCGACAATAAAAAAAATGTTTGAGAGAATGGAAAAATATATTCAACCATGTATTGATGATCATGTCGCCAAAGAAACACATAGTGATGATAAATTTTTTGCTCATTGTGAAATCTTAGGACACTTACACGCAGCAGTTGTCGATCAGATTATAGCTGCATTTAAAGATCATAAAGTGCCAGAAATTGCACGAGATGAATTTATAAATCAAAACCTACAATTAGCGACAATGAAGAAAATCCCACGAAAAGGAAGAAATTAATGAAAAAAAGCTCTCTAGGATGCACGAGGATGCAAACTTTTAGTCCTTCGAATACCACAATACCCCCTAAAAAATCATGATTGAAGACTTTAGAACAAATTTTAGTCCAGCTACAAAAATAGATAGAGAGACTATCGAAACCTATTTGAAAACTGTTTATGGTTATTGCGAAGGTTATGTACCGATAAGAATGTTTATGGAAAAAGGTGTGATCGGTGGCACAAACAGCTTCCAACAATTACATTGGATACCATTGACTAATTTAAAGTTGATGATCGAGCAAGTAAAACCTTTAGTCGAGAGGGGAAGAAATTTTAAGATGGGAGTGTATGTCATTCCCGGAACTGTAGCAGAACGCAATCAAGCGAAAGCAACCGACATTATAAACTATCCATGTTTTATTATTGACATTGATAGTGGCGACATAGAAGCTGCGAAGAATTACATCATAGAACAATTAGGTCAGCCAACACTTGAAATTTATAGTGGAGGTAAAACAGAAGCAAATGTTTACAAAAGACATCTGTATTGGAAGCTGACTGAACCTGCAACAGGAGTTGATATACAAAGATTGACATCAGCACAAAAATTAGCAGCTAAAAAGATTGGCGCTGACCCAAGTTTCGGATCGGCTCATCAACCTATTCGTTTACCTGGAGGAGTACATCAAAAAAATAATAAAGCATCTCAAGTAAGGATCGCTAATCAATCTGCCATGGAATACGAACTAGAAGAATTGATTGAGAGTGTTGAAAGTATGAGCATTATGCCGGGATTAAATGTAGCCCCTGAAAAATTAGAAGATAGAAAAGCTGCAATGGAAGATATGTATCGCAATGATGTATTTGAAGGCGGTGAGGCAGGTGAAACAAGATTTGACAACATGGGTAGGGCTATTGGATTTGCATTGAATAGACATTTTGAAGGGCATTGGACATTGAAAGAAGCATGGGATGATGTGCTTGGTTATAATCAAACTAAAGTTAATCCTCCATGGGAGGAAGAGAGAGTTAAAAAAGATTTCGATCGTATCTATAAAAGACATTACGATAAGTACGGAGCGCCAAAGCCAAAACCTACTGAACATAAACTTGAAGGTGATGATTGGGCTGATATTGTAGATGATGATACACCATTACCTCCTGAAATTATTGGTGGATTACTTCGTGAAGGTGAATTTATGGTTATAGCGGGGCCACCAAAGTCTCAAAAGTCCTTACTTATGCAAGAAATAACTTATTGTATTGCGACAGGAAACAAGCTGCTAAATAGATTTGATGTAGAAATACCTCAACAAGTCGTAGTTATACAGGCTGAGATGTCAAAAGCTCAGTTGTCAGCAAGATTAAAGGCGGTCAAAGTAAATCCTGCTGAGAAGGCATTGTTAAAAAGGAATGCTAAATTTACTTATCGGTTCACTAAAGTATTAAATGATGAAGGTAGTAAAGATGTGATCGATTGGGTCGAGAGAAGCTGCGGTAATGATAAGCCACAGGTCATAATCTTTGACCCATTATCTAATATATTTGATGGCGAGGATGAGAACTCTAATGTAGAACTTATGAAGTTTATCAGAGATCGTATTTGGGTGCTTAGAGACATGATTAATCCTAAAGCTGCAATCATTTTGATACACCATTCTAACAAAGTTAATAGAAATCAGATGATGGAGAACCCATTTTTAGCTATAAGAGGTGCTTCAGCTATCCAGGGGGCTTATGATGTGGGTCTTTTCATCACTAAAACAAGCGAGGATACGCAAGATCGTAGACTATTTTTCCAAACAAGAGCAGTTTTAGAGCCAAAACCAATGACTGTACACTATCAAGAGGGGCATATGTTAGATCGAGGTGATGCATTTGATCGTGATAGTGGGGTAAACATAACGGATAAAATGGGTCTAGATCGCTTTAATCAAGTCAATAAGTGCCTAGGATTACTATTTAGGGAGGCAGCTAAAGGGCAATACTATAATAAGAACCAATTTGCTCTTAAATTCGCAGATAAATACAGACTTGGAGGTGCTTCTACTATCAAAAGAAACCTTAATCAGTTGCTTACGCAAGGGTGGATTATGTTATTTGATGGTGAGCAAGTCGGTCAAAAGATCATTAAAGGTGGTAAGTATTTATGTATAAAAGATATGCCTATGTGGGATAGTGAAACAAAGTCGATAAAGCCTAACATGACTATTCGACCAACACACTTGGTAGATGGGGGAACTGGTGAAATTATAGAAGTATCAAGTAAGGAATTGGATGCTCAAGGTAATGTCAAATGGATGGTATCGGAGTATGATTTTAATGAATAGTCATTCAGGATTTAAGCTGCAAGATGGTCTGAACATCTTAAAAGTTGGCAAATTTAAGATGTCCATGATCATCTTAAATCGTTATAACTTGTTGAAATTGTTAAGGAAATCGGAAAGTTAAGATGATCATTAAAAGTTTATGCGTGATCATCTTTAACTTGTTGAATTATATAAAGAATTTAAGATGGTAAGATGTTCCTCTTATAAATAAGAGAGGGTAAAAATTAAAATTTTTGCCCCTCTCTATGAGATAAAATATTATGGCGAAGAAAAGTAAAAAGAAAAATAAGAAGCCAATAGCCCCAAGAGATGTGGGTACAAATGAGCTGCAATTAAAGAAAGCATTACTTGTTGGAACTGGTGATCCTAGCTTTTCGGAATCGGTTATTGGTATTATGTTCGCCAGGGGATTTATAAACGAGTATCAATTAAAAGCTGCCCAACAATACTCTAATCTAAGACGCAAGATATTTGGCTCACCATTTCCCCAAACAAGTGATTTAATCGGCAGTAGTAGAGGTCTTGGTGATATTGACGAAATGACTGAAATTAGAATAAGAGATCAATACGATCAAGCAGCTCTTGGCTTGAGAGATTGCGGTCAAGTAATCAAAATTGCAGTCGAAAAGATTGTCATATATGAGATCATGCCTCACTCTTTACTTAATAGTCCACGATTAAATAAAGTATTTTTAGACGATATTAGAATAGGTCTAAACTCTTTATGTAAGTCTTTTGGTATCTAAGCTATTATAAAAAATAAGATCAATAATACTGACTGTATAATTACTTCTACTTCCATTGTTCTTCCTTTATTTTAATTTGTTCTATTTCAAAATGTTCACCATCATCCTTATGTCTGTAAACATTAATATTTAAATTTTTGTCAGTCGTGGTTTCGTTTTGCTCTATTCTAAGATCAAATTTTTTGTATTTTAGCCAAACTACATCTTTATCAATGTACTCTATATCACTTAGTATATGTTTTATTTCTTTAGGCACTAAAACACTTACTTGATTAATACTATCATTCTTCATAAAATTCCTCTCTAGCTAGGGGGCTTTTGCCCCCCAACTCTTTTGTTATTGTACTGTTTGATTAGAATTAACTACAAACGCAACTGCATTTGAGTTTTTAGGTTTCATATTGGCAATAGCAATAGCCAATCTATCCTTAGTATCCTCACTAACAATAGACAAAGCGGTACTAATTTCTTTATTCTCGAAATTAATACAATCTTTTACATCAACCCAATGTTCTTCTATTTGATCTAATGTAGTCGATTGATCAATGATAGAGTTCATATCATTCATTAATTGAGTTTGTACTTTAAACAAATCTCGGTGAGCATTTGTTAAACCACTTTTAGCTTTCTCAAAGTCTAACATTTGATACCAATCATCATCTCTAGCAACCATCATAGTTCGAGAATGACAAGAGCCACTTGGAACAGTTTTTACAAATTTACCAAAATCCTTATCAGTATAACTTGGTAGATTTCTAGTAAAAGTATGACTGCCACCATTATTAAACAAAGCAAGATCGTATTCAGTTCCATTTTCTTTTGCAACTTCCATACAAGCGGTAGTTAGTAGTTCGACATCATTATAAAAATGTGGGTTCTGATCTTTTGATTCATACTCTAGTTCTATTGTTGGCTTTACATCTTTAGCCACTAATTGATCATGGTATAATGCAAAAAAAACATCAGATTTTATATTATAAGTAAAAGTTTGTTCATCATTATCTAAATACATAGGTTTTAATGTGAAACAACTATCGGTTTGAGTAAAATCACGATAAGAAGTTCTTTCGTATTTTTTTAATACTTTCATATCCTCCATTGGAAAATCCCTTTCCACTATCGGTGAGATAATACTATCCCAAGTAAAATCTCTTATATGACGATAAGTATTTTGTGCTTCTCTTAAAGTATTATGCTCTTCGAGTTCTAAATCTTGTTGAACCCTTTTTGCCCATACTTTTTTTAGTTCTTCTCTTTTTATTTTGTTTAGTCTTATTGGTTTCATGATTGTTTCCTTTCACTTTGATTTTTGTGTTAGCTTTTATTAAATCGCTATTTGGTAGAGGTACTAACACTTCACCCCACCCAAAACTTTTAATCCTCGTTGAAATATGAAAGACTTTTTTTAATAAATCTATCATTTTTCTACGGATCTGAAAAAAGTCGGCTCAAAACCTTTGTCAATTTTTTTTAATTGACTTTCAATACTTTCAAAAAGGGAGCTTCGATTGAGCCATACATCATTTGAGTAATACTCACAATCATCTCTTGCTACAACTGCGGTGTAGAAAAGAAAATCATTTGGCTGAGTATCTGCAATGCAAAAATTTTTATCGTTCTCTACTTTATCGTTTATTTCTTTTATCATTGCCTCTTTCATTGTTTCATTTACTTGATCGTATTTACATTCAAGTATTTTTATTTCAAAATTAATTTTCATTTGTCCTCCTTATTTCTATTTAAATTATCCATTATTATCATTATTAAAACCCATACACTAAAACTTAAAACAAGCCCAAGCATTGGAAAAACTATCATTTGTGCTATTGTCATTCTTAATCCCTCACAAAAGTATTATTTTCACCAAGCCAACTAGGTATGCGATTATTTAATTTTTGTAATTCTTCTTTTAAATGTCTTATCTCTCTAGTTTTTCTCTCTGTTTCAAGAAGTAATTTTTGATTTATACTTTGTTCAACTTGTCTAAAGAATTGACCTTCTTTTGGTGAAACATATAAAACTAAATGATCTGCTTCACTTGGTGTAATAGAATGAGACCAAGTTCCTTCATCCATTCTACCTTGAGTATAGTGTTTAAAGTAATCTCTATTTAAATGCTTACGAAACATTTTTATAAAGTTTCTACCTTCCTCGGTATTAGGGATAGCTTGTAATAAATACTTACCTTCGCCATGCCCTTTTCTTTTTAATTGTTCTATTCTTTGTTTAGTCGTTTTCATGATTTTCCTCCTTTTGGTTTTGATTAATATTTTTTAAAATGTGGCATATAACATCCACAGTCCAACCATTCCCAAGCATTTTCAATCTTTGGGTATTAGAAACAGATTGAGTATAATTTCTCGGTACTGTCTGTAATGCTTCGCATTCTGTTGCGGATAATTTTCGCCAAACAAATTTCTCTTCGTCTTGAATACGAATTTTATTTGTTGAATAAACTGATGATGGAATTAAAGCATTAGATTTTCCGTCTTCCTTTATGACAGTCTTTTTTGCTCTAAATGGATTATAATCTCGACCAAGTTTTTTATTCTCTCGTCTTATTCTTTTACCTTCCTCAGTTCTAACTTCTCTTGTTGCATTTACATCAATAATTTTTGGCTCTCGATTACCTCCACTACAAGTATTCAATGTTGGTGATTTGCCTTCTATTGAGTAAACTCTTTTTAAAATGTCATGACCATTAATAGTATCAGCAGTTCCAATTCTAATTGGTTTTTTAATCCAAGTAGGAATTTGACCCTTCCACATAGAAGCAGTTAAACAATGAGACTTTTTATCCTCAGTCGATTTTACCATTGAGGTTTTTTTCTTATCGCCCCAACTTGAATTAAGATAGTTAGAATAAGTCTCAGAAAATTCTAAATTATCATCAAGTATATCTTTTAAAACTATTCCTTTATCTTTTGGCTCAGATACATTTGGAATATTAGTCCAATACAAACGATTTCTTGATTGTGCCGATACTAAAGCCGAGTTTATTTTTATTGGCTCAACTCCCATATAACTTGAAATTATATCTTGCCATTCTTTTTTCATTTTAACATTTTCAAGTAGAAAATATTTTGGCTTAACAAGTTTCATAATCTCAACCGCAACAAAGAAAAGTTTACTTTGCGGATGTTCAAAATTTAACTTGTCTTTACTTGCATTTGAAAATCCTTGGCATGGTGAACCCATAAGCATTAAATCTATACTTGGCTTTTCGTTATCCTCATACCATTGCTTGATTAAATTAACATCACCTAATTGAGTAATATCATCCCAATTTTCTTTGCTTACTTTCATTGCAAATTTATCAATTTCAGAAGCATAATATTTATTTACTTTTATGCCTATGCGGTCAAGTGCAATTCGACCGCAAGACATCCCATCAAATAAACTTAAAACATTTATTCCTTCGTTCATTGATCAACCTCACAATGAACTAAATCCTCTCTGCCATGATCAACTGACTTCCATTGTAAATGGTTAAGGCGACCAAATTTTTCTATTGCTTCAGCTTCGCTTGTTGCCTTTACTCTATATTGTTTTGTAATTCTTTGGTGAGTTTCCAAAATATAACATTGTTCCTCTAAGTCCTCTAATTCAAACTCGTTATCTTTTAAAATTAAATCACCTTGTTTTATTAATTGTATGTCGTGTAAATTTGCATTTCTAAAATCTTGCTTTTCAAGATCAAAATAATTTATACAACTTTTATTAATCTTAGGTGGATTTTTACATCCCTTCATTACTCCAAACCTTCCTCGCCTTTTTATAGTCCTTCCACTTTGGGTAGTGTAAACAATGGAAAATATTTTTTTTCCTAATAGTTTGTGTAGTGTTTCTGTGTTTGTGCTTATCATGATTTTTTAGTCCTTCCTTGTTGGTTAATTAAATTTTCTTTGCGGATTAAATCCGATTGGCTTTGCTTTTGGGTTTAATGCTTTAAAAATAAATCTTTGCTTTACTTTTAATTTAACCCTTAACAATTTTTTATTCTTTTTATTTTTTGCTATTGTCATACTAAAAACCCTCTATAAATACGAGTGCAATTCTTAAAGCTGATAAAAAGAAAAGCCCTAAAGCAATAAGGGGCATTCCTTCCATAGCAACAAGCATTATTACAAGCCATAATAAAACTTGAATAAATATCTCAATGTTTGATTTCATGATTTTATATTCCTTCCTTTTTGGTTTTTTTAATTCTTGGTTTACCCTCTGCGGTTTGTGAGTATGTTTCGTTTGTTAGTCTGTAAAAACTATATTCTTTTTGATCTGTTAAATATTGGGAGGTGTATCCTCTATTATTCCAAAGTTTCAATTCTTTTAATTTTGCTTGATACTTTTCTTTTTTATTTCTCAAGTCTTTTTTATAGTCTTTAAATTCTTTTGTATTTCTTTTTAAATATTTAAAACCTTGTAATTTTAATTTTTCAAATTGATTTGAATTAGTGCAAAATCTAATTTGTTTTTGATCATTAATTAAATAAATTGGCTCGTTGTACATTTTCATATTTTTATACCTCAATGGATTAAATAATTAATATTAGTATTTTTAGAATTCCAACAAGCTCGACAATCTAAACATTGACCGCCTTGGGTTTGACTAGGGCAAATTTTGCCAATCGCTTTTGAACTTTCTGAAATAACGGAACTAGTATTTTTAAAAACTTTACTATTTAAATGACTGTCAACCATTGGTGCGGATACTCTAAAAATACAATTATTTGGAATATTTATTTTTTTGTCTTTTAATTGTTTTAATATTTTTGTTTCTCTTGTTGGTATCCAATATTTACAATGGGGGGTAATTCTCGCCAAGTTAATAATTTGTATTGCATGGCTTAAACTTTGTAAATCGCCACTTGCGTGAAATCTAAAATACTCAGTTTTATAATGTATAATTTGATATGCCATGGCAATGACCCAATCGAAATTATTTTCTAAACTTTTTAAATGTAATTTATGACTTCGACCAACTGAACCATTTTTATACCTTAAATAATTTCCTTTCATGGCATAACACGAACCACAAACGGAATCTTTTACAAGTCGTAATTTTGAACCTTTATTACAATCCCAAGCGGATAAATCGTAATTGTAAAAAGGCATTTTTTTATTTTGTTTAGTAATACCGCCACCGCTTAACTGTTTGGCTTTTTTTAAAGTCCATTGTTTAGACTGTAAGAACTCATAAAATAGTTTTTGAAATTCCAAGGCGGTTAAATTACCGCCTTGAAAAGTTTTATTTTGTTTAATCGCTATCATGATTTTTGATAAATATCAGAAAAAGAATTTTCTAATTCTTCAAGTTTATAATCATAGTCGGCAACATCCCACAAAAGAAAATTATCAATATATAAGTTTGAATAATGACCTTTGACATTTCCATTAACACGATCTTTTATTTCATGTAGATATTTTAAATCATCAATTTTGTATCTAACATTAGTTAAATCTTCGAGTATATCCTCGAATGCTCTTTTAGTTTTACAAAATTGATTTATTTCTTCGAATACTATTTTAATAGTTTCAAAGTTATGACGATCAAAAGAACCTTTAAATAATTCTTTGTCCGTTTCTGTGATTTGTATTTTCATGATTTATTTTTCCTTAATTTAAGATAATTAATTATTACAATATTTTTTAATAAAAAAAAACAAAAAAGATGAAAAAATCTAATTAAATCAATGACTTGCCACAATTTAGACACATTTACCCCTGGAAATTTCGCAGTTTTCCGCCATTTTTCCCCTGGCTAAATTGCTGATTTTATTGGGTTTTTTTCTTTGTTTGGTATTGATAAAGTATAACAATTTCAAGTATATATAAATCATGGTAGAAAAAACAAAAATAAGCGAAGCTGATTGTTTAAGTTTATATCTTACAATGGGTAATAATAGATCAATCCCAAAATTAAGGGAACTTTTAACCTCTAAATATGCGCCAATTATACCGCCAAGTATACCCACCCTAAAGCGGTGGAGTAGTATCAATTCATGGAAAGACGCAGTTTTTCGCCACGAAAAAGAGACAAAAGAGAAGGGAATTGAACTCGCAATTAATCAAACAGTATCAAACACTAAAGAAAGATTGACCGCTTACAATGAAGTCTTAAATCTTACAACGGATAATATACTCAAAGCTTTAAAGTCTGCGAATATATCAGTAGAGAATAGCCAAGACCTAACCGCCCATATTAACACCATTGAGAAACTTCAAAAACTTTTACAACTTCTACAAGGTGAAGCAACCGAGAGAACCGACACCACAAACAAAGAAGAAAATATATTTGATAGCATTGATTTTAATTCTTTATTTCAAAAGAAAATTAATTAATTACCAACATTCAAAGATTTTTATTCAAAACTTGTTGGAAAAATCCACGCATAATATCTGACCGAAGGGAAGATGTTATGTAAGAGAATGTGCGAAGCACATTATTAAATTCTATGACCATGTCAAAAAAAGATTATGGGGGGTATACCCCACTTTTTTTCGTTTTCTTATAGTATATATAGACATTAGCTATCGGATTTTATTTTTTCAGACCCCCCCCTTCTGTTTTTTTGGGCGATATCCAAAAAAATGTAAAAATATATTTTTTTTTGGCGAATATTGTGCTATACGATAGGCATAATAAGCGATCAATTCGCAAATTTTTCCTTTCATAACACAATAACAGCCCGTTTTGCGACATATCCGTAAAGGATATGGTGCGGTTTTAGGTGTGAGGGCTACCTAAAACAGGGTAAGGGTGGGATATTTTTAATAAATGACTAAACAAACACAAATACCTAAGACAATCAAGATAACTTATGCTGATATATCAATAGATTTTGTCGATGCTAGTTTTATAAAGCAAAATACGGACTGTTACGGTCAATATATTCAAAGAGATAATAAAATAGAAATACAAAAAGAGCTTTTACAGCCAGAAAAATTAAACGATTTGATTAATACTCTATTACATGAAGTAACTCATGCTGCTATTTTTTACTCTGGTCTTAATGCACCTGGTGGGCCATTGGATAAAGAGGAAACAGAAGAATTAGTTACTAATAATTTAACAAATATTTTACATACAATCTTAAAGGACAATAAATGGTTAACTTTATTACTAACGAAAATGATTTAATGGATCTTGATAATGATTCCGCTTATTTTATTTTTGAAAAAGATGGCACTTTAACTAGCGATGTATTATTTTTTAAAAATCCAGATCAATTAATTGCTTTTCTGCTAGAGGAAATACAAAATTACGGAACTCCACTAGCAACCCTTAGAACAGCTACACATTTTTATGAGGTTAAAAAGAGATTAGATGGCAAGTACCTTCACTAGTAATATCAATTTAGAAAAACCAGCACAAGGCGATCAAGTTGATGCATGGGGCACTACTGTTAATAGCAATAGTGATATAATAGATACACAAGTTGCAAACAAACTTCCTTTAGCTGGCGGTACGATGACTGGCAACATAGTAATGTCTGGAACTGAAACAGTAGATGGAAGAGACTTATCAGTAGACGGTGCTAAACTTGATGGTATAGAAGCTTCTGCTGATGTTACAGATGCTACGAATGTAGATGCGGCTGGAGCAATAATGAATTCTGACCTTGCAACAAAAGGTCAAATAGTTGTTGGAGATGGAACAGGAGATCCAACAATATTATCTGTTGGAACTGACGGACATTATCTAAAAGCTGACAGTAGTGCAGCTTCAGGTGTCGCTTGGGCATCCGTACC